ACATTCTCATATCAACCAGGAAAATCTTTACTTGTTTTAAATACCTTTGTTCCTGCTACACCAAAAACAAACTTAAGACAGAGAGTTGGTTATTTTGGTGCTGATAATGGAATGTATTTTGAAATTAAAGATACAACACCATATTTTGTAGAAAGAAGTTTATCTACAGGAACTGAAAATATAGTTGCACAAAGTGATTGGAATATTGATAAGTTAGATGGAACAGGAGTTTCTGGTATTACATTAGATATTTCCAGAGCACAAATTCTTTGGATGGATATTGAGTGGTTAGGTCTTGGCACAGTAAGAATAGGATTTGTAATTGATGGAAAATTTATTCACGCGCACTCATTTCACCACGCAAACTTAATTCAATCAACTTATATCACAACAGCATCACTTCCTTTGAGATATGAGATTGCCAATACTGGAATTACTACAAGCAGCAGCACACTTAAACAAGTTTGTTCCACTGTGATTTCAGAAGGTGGTTATGAGTTGAGGGGATTGCAGCAGACAGTAAATACACCAATCACAGCACCAGTAGATTTACCAACTCCTGCTGGAACTTATTATCCTGCGATTTCTATTCGTCTCAAATCTTCTCCAAATAGATTAGATGCGATTGTAATTTTAACCGCACTTTCATTAATGGGGTCCGGAAATGGACCAAAATACAATTGGCAGATGAGAGCCTCAGCAACTACTACTGGTGGAACTTGGACAAGTGCTGGTGTGGATAGCGCCGTTGAATATAAGATTGATGGAGGGACTGTAAGTGGTGGAAGAATATTAGCATCTGGTTTCTTCTCATCAGAAAATCAATCTTCTTCAACAGTTGATATTCTCAAAGAAGCATTATTCAAGTTTCAGTTAGAAAGAAATGGACTAACTGGAACACCCTATGAATTAACACTGGTAGTTTCATCTGATACTGCTGGTGCTGATGTTTATGCATCATTAGATTGGGAAGAAATTAGTAGGTAGTTTTTATGATAATTGAAGATATTCAACTAAAACAGGGAGATGCATATCTTTCTAACCCAAATCTTAAAAGAGCAAATACTTCAATTCAATTTACTAAAGAGCAAATTATTGAGTTTTTGAGATGTAAAGAAGATCCCGTTTACTTTGCCAAAAAATATATCAAGATCGTTAATGTTGATGATGGTCTTGTTCAGTTTAAAATGTGGCCTTTTCAAGAACGATTAGTCACAAATTTCCACAAGAACAGATTTAATATTTGTAAGATGCCTAGGCAGTGTGGTAAAACGACAACCGTAGTATCATACTTGTTACATTATATCGTATTCAATGATAATGTAAATGTTGGCATTCTTGCGAACAAGGCATCAACATCAAGAGAAATATTAAGTAGACTACAATTATCTTATGAGAATCTTCCCAAATGGATGCAACAGGGCATTGTTTCCTGGAATAAAGGATCTCTAGAATTAGAGAATGGATCTAAAATTATTGCAGCATCAACTTCTGCTTCTGCTGTTAGGGGAATGAGTTTTAATATTATTTTCTTGGACGAATTCGCATTCGTTCCAAATCATATTGCGGATGATTTCTTTGCATCAGTTTATCCAACAATTTCATCTGGTAAGTCCACCAAAGTTATTGTCGTATCCACACCCAAAGGTATGAATCATTTTTACCGTATGTGGCACGATGCTGAGCGTGGTAAAAACTCATTTGTAGCAACAGATGTTCATTGGTCCGAAGTTCCCGGAAGAGATGAAGAGTGGAAAGCACAGACAATCGCAAACACAAGTGAAGAACAGTTTAGGGCAGAGCATCTTTGTGAATTTTTAGGATCCATAGGAACCTTAATCAATCCAAGTAAACTTAAAATATTGGTATATGATGATCCAATAACCAGAAGTAAAGGTCTTGATGTTTATGAAGATCCTAAAGAAGACCATAATTACTTAATTACTGTGGATGTTGCTCGTGGAATAGGAAATGATTATTCCGCATTTGTGGTTTTTGATATTACAAACTTTCCATATAGAGTAGTTGCAAAGTATAAAAATAATGAAATCAAACCGATGCTATTTCCTAGTATTATTAATGAGGTAGCAAAAGGATATAACAATTCTTGGTTGCTCATAGAAGTTAATGATATTGGAGACCAAGTTGCTAATATTCTTCATTTTGATTTGGAATATGATAATATTTTGATGTGTGCAATGCGAGGTAGAGCAGGGCAATTAGTTGGTTCTGGATTTAGTGGTAAAAAATCTCAACTTGGAGTTAGAACAACTGCAGCAGTTAAAAAATTAGGATGTTCTAATTTAAAATTACTTATTGAGGATGATAAGTTATTGGTTAATGATTATGATATTATATCAGAAATGACAACCTTTATTCAGAAGCATAATTCTTTTATAGCAGAAGAAGGATGTAATGATGATTTGGTAATGTGCCTGGTTATTTTTGCTTGGTTAGTTGCTCAAGATTATTTCAAGGAAATGACAGATAATGATATTCGTAAAAGAATCTATGAAGAGCAAAAAAATCAAATTGAACAAGATATGTCCCCATTTGGATTTATTTCTGATGGATTAGAAGATATGGAAGTATTTGTAGAGCAAGAAACTGGAGATAGATGGATGTTTGCTACTCCAGAAAATCAAATACAAACTGAAGAGATTTGGAGTGTAGATGAATATGGAGATAGATCTTATATGTGGGATTATAGATAAGTCTTTGAAGAGAAGGAAATTATAAATACTTTTAGAATAATTCGGGATAACGGAGAATAAAGATGCCGCTAAATTTAGCATCTCCTGGAATTGTAGTAAGGGAAGTTGACTTAACCTCTGGTAGAGTTCAACCAGCTTCTAATAAAATAGGAGCAATTGTTGCACCATTCACAAAAGGACCTGTAGATTCGCCAACCTTAGTAGAGAACGAAAATGATCTGCTGAATAATTTTGGCGAACCTTATTCCACAGATAAGCACTATGAAAGTTGGATGGTTGCTTCATCCTATCTTTCTTATGGTGGTTCACTGCAAGTTGTAAGAGCAGATGACACTAACACCAAAAATGCTTTTGTTGGTACTGCAAGTAGTGTAAAGATTAAAAGTTTAGATAATTATGAAGAACTTGGATATGATGAAAACACGATTATTGGAGTTACTGTTGCCGCAAGAAATCCTGGTTCTTGGGCAAACGGAATTAAAGTAGCAATCATTGATGCTAAGGCAGACCAAATTTTAAGTGGTGTCTCAACTGCAGGAATTAGCACCACTATTCAAGTTGGATATGGTGTAACAATATCTCTTGCTGGAAAAGTAGATTCTAGTTCTGGAACTTCAGTATCTCTGGATGATTCTTATCTAAAAGGAATTATCACACAAACTACTGATAGTCAAATTTATGTTAAGATTTTAAGTAGAGTATCTGCAGCAGGAACAGAAACTGTTGTTGATTATCAGCAAGATGGAACTTATTGTTTCCCAGAAACTGGTTCTTTTACATTAATGAGAAGTGGAGATGGTGTTTCTCTAGGAACTACATCTTATTCTGGAGAGGTTGACTGGTTTAGTCAGCAATACATTACCCTGACTAATTCTAATATTCAGTGGAACAATATTGCCGGTGCTCCCGGAACTTCGGCATTTGCAGAACCAAGAGGATCCAGATTTGATGAAGTTCACGTTGTAGTTATTGACGATTTAGGAACAATTACTGGTAATGCCGGAACAATTCTTGAGAAACACTTAGGTCTTTCTAAAGCAACTGATGCTGAGTTTTCTGCCGGAAGTACTTCTTATTGGAGAAAGTATATTGCCTCAGATTCTGCAAACATCTTTGCTGGTGGAGCTCCTGCCGGACTTACTACAACGGGATATGATGCAGGTCAGTTTGATTTAACAACCGATAATGGATGGGACCAACCAGCAGAAAATGTAATCTTTGGCGCAGCAGGTGCTAATACTTACACCTTAGCAGGTGGTCTTAACTATGACGGTTTATCAAATCTTAATAATGCAGGAGCTCTTACGGCAACTCTTGCAGAATTG